GCTCACACGTGCGGACCAAGTGGTGTGGTGGGGCCCGGTGCCTTCCACAGAAATCTACATGCAGGCCAATGCCCGTGCACACCGCGCCGGGCAGACCAACAAGGTCACGGTCACGCATCTACAGGGTAGTCCCGTGGAGCGCAGGGTGTTCCACATGTTGCAGAACAAGATCGACATGCACCTGAGCCTCGTCGATCTCTACAAACAGGAGATCACATGACCCCTTGACGACCAAACTAAACACTGTATACTTTACTCAAATCAACGCTATTCAACGGAGATCACATGGACGCCAACAAACTGGTGCAGGTCTACATCAAGATCCGCGACGCCAAGGAAATCAAGACCAAGCAGCACGAAGAAGAGATAGCCGCACTCGATGAGCAACTCGCTGCCATTGAGGAATCTCTATTGGAGATCTGCAAAACCACCGGGCAAGACGGTGGCAAGACCCAGTATGGCTCGTTTACCCGTACGGTCAAGACGCGCTACTGGACATCGGACTGGGATAGCATGTACCGGTTCATCAAAGATCACGACGCTCCCGAACTGCTGGAGCGCCGCGTGCATCAGGGCAACTTCAAGGACTTCCTCCAAGAGAACCCTGACAAGATGCCGGAAGGCATGAACGTGGACTCACGGTACTCAATCACCGTGCGCCGCGCTAAGTAACTTCACTCAAGGAAATCACATGAGCAACATCACTCTCTTCAAGTCTGGTTCCGTTGTCCCTGACTACCTCCGCGAAGCCGCCGATTCCACGACCAAGGACATCGCCGGAAGTTCCGGTGGCAAGCAAATCTCCATCCGTGGTGGCGTGTGGCGCATGATCGTCGGAGGCGAAGAGGTCGCCAAGAACGAAGATCGCTCCATGAACCTTGTGGTGATCGCAGCAGGCAAGGGCATCACGCGTACCTTCTATGCAGAGAAGTATGAGGAAGGCAAGGATGTCAAGCCGTCCTGCTGGTCCGCCGAGGGCGAGAAGCCCAACCCCGAAGTGCCCAACCCCCAGGCGTCGTCGTGCGCCACCTGCCCCCAGAACATCGAAGGCTCGGGCGAAGGCAAGTCCCGTGCATGCCGCTACAGCAAGCGTCTGGCCGTGGCTCTGGAGAACGACATCAGCGGCAACATCTACCGCATGTCCATTCCGGCCAAGTCGTATTTCGGCAAGCCCGATGGCGACAAGATGCCCCTGCAAGCGTTCGGCAAGTTCCTGGCAGGTCATGGCATTCCCATCACCGGCATCGTGACCGAGGCCCGCTTCGACACGTCCGAGGCTGTCCCCGTGCTGAAGTTCCGCGCCGTGCGTCCGCTGACCCGCGAAGAGTGGGAAACGGCCAAGGCTCAGAGCCAGACCGAGGATGCGCGTCAGGCCATCGACTTCAAGATGGTGCCGTCCAAGGCCGAGACCGGTAGCAGTGCACCCGCCCTGCCCGCCGCGTTCAAGGAGCCCGCTGCTACGCAGGAGGCTAAGGTGGCCGAGCCCGTCAAGCGCACGACCAAGAAGGCCGAGCCCGCTGCCGCGCCCAAGGACGTGTCGTCTATCCTGAGCGAGTGGGGCACCGACGACGATGCCGTCTAAAGGACTAAGGGGGTATAGCACCTCCTTTGTTTCCGCGATCACGCACGGTCGCCTGTCTGACCTGATGTTCCAATTCGCCAATGAGTGCTTGGTACGGGAGATTCCCGTATCAGCCGTGGCGGAAAGGATCGGGGTCACACGGGCGACCGTGTACGCGTGGTTCACTGGCAGAGCCGAACCACGAGTGCGGCATCAAGAAAAAATCCGGCAGATTCTGGCGCGTTGGAACCGCGCCTGACTGCCTTCATTAGAGAGGCATCGTGCACTCCTTCCTCGATTCCGTATTGCCCACGCAGGGTGTGTATTGCGCTGTGGCAATCAAAGGGGGAAAGGTAAAGCCGTCATTCCATGGAACTACTGCTGATGTAGATGCAGCGGCCCAGGCCGCGTGCAGTTCGGGCGCAGACGCCTACTTCGCACTAGCCAGTTTCGATGACTCCGCACTGGGACGAACAGCCGCAAATGCTGTCTACCTGCGGTGCTTTTTCCTTGACCTCGACGTAGGGCCCAACAAGCCCTACGCCACCCAGGCGGACGCCGCCAAAGACCTGCGGCAGTTCATCAACACCACAGGGCTTCCACTTCCCACGATTGTGAACTCCGGCGGTGGCCTGCATGTCTACTGGCCGCTGACTGAAGATGTGCCCGCCCAGGACTGGGTGGAGCACGCCAAGCGACTCAAGTCGCTGTGCAAGCAGCACAACCTCGGTGCCGACCCGGCGGTGACTGCGGACGCGGCGCGCATCCTGCGGGTCCCCGGCACCCAGAATTTCAAAGAGGCCACGCCTCGTCCGGTGCAGATGGTCTACCAGGGTCAGCCTGTAGCCCTCGACGACATCCTCAAGGCGCTGCCCACGGGTACGGTGGTGGCCGCCAGTTCGATCTTTGCCGCCAAGCAGTTCGGCACGGACGACGTGACCAAGGACCTCGCAGCGGAAGACCACCCGCCCAGTGAGTTTGCAAAGATCGTACGGCTAAGCGTCAAGGGCAACGGGTGTGCGCAGATAGCGCACGCTGTGCAGAACGCAGCCACCCTGGAAGAGCCGCTGTGGCGTGGGGTGTTGTCGATCGCAGTGCGTTGCGTGGACGGTGGCGACGCCATCCACAAGGTATCCAAGGCCCACCCCGGCTACAACCCGGCGGCCACCGAGAAGAAGGCGTCCGAGACCAAGGGCCCCTACACCTGCGACTGGTACCGCACCAACAACCCCGCACAGTGCAAGGGGTGCAAACAGCAGATCTCCAGCCCCATCGTGCTCGGCAAGATCGTGCAGGAATCTACGCCGGTCAACGACGCCTATGTGGTGGAGGTGCACCCGGAAGGGGACGAGGACCCCGATGCCGTCATCAAGGTTGAGATACCGGCCTATCCCTTCCCGTACTTCCGGGGCGTCAACGGCGGCGTGTTCAAGCGCACCGTCGTGGATCAGGAAACGATCGACATTGAAGTCTACCCAAGCGACCTCTACATCACGGGTAGGTTCTTCGACTCCGACGAGCACGGAGACGGCGACGGCGAACTGGTAGGCATCAACCTGCACATGCGCAAGGATGGCGTGCGGCGCTTCCACGCCAAGGTCACCGACCTGTTCTCCAAAGACTCTCTGCGCGACCTTCTGAACAAACACGGAGCCATCGCATACGGCAAGCAACTGGACGTTCTCATGGCCTACTTCGCGTCAAGCATTCGCAAACTGCAATCGCAGTACGCAGCATCCAAGACCCGCAGTCAGATGGGGTGGACCCCCGACATGCAAGGGTTCGTGGTGGGGGAACTGGAGTACACCCCTGACGGCACGAAACTGGCGCCCCCTGCAAGCGGCACACGGCAACTGGCCCCGGCGTTTGTCCCGCGCGGCTCACTCGATGCGTGGCGGGAGATGGCGAACTTCTACAACACCCCGGGCCTTGAGCCCCACGCTCTGGCCCTGTTCTTTGGGTTCGGGTCACCCCTGCTGAAGTTCATCGGCGGGGAGGCGGTCAAGGGCGCCATGATTCACCTGAAGTCCAACGAGTCCGGCTCCGGCAAGACCACGGCGCAGATGATGGTCAACTCCATCTTCGGCCACCCGTCTGAACTGCTGATGACCAAGGACGACACCTACAACGCGAAGATGCACCGCCTCGGCCTGCTCAACAACATCGCGTTCACGGTGGACGAGGTGACCAACGCTGAGGACAAAGAACTGTCGGCCATGGCCTACGGCTTCACCACGGGGCGAGCCAAGCACCGTATGGAGGCGATGACCAACAAACTGCGGGCCAACAACACGTTCTGGAACGCCATCACTATCACGTCTTCTAACGGCTCGGCCATCGACAAACTGGCGCAACTCAAAAGCACCGCCGATGGCGAACTCAGGCGCGTGTTGGAAATCGAAGTGCCGCGCCTGCGCACCGTGGCAAAGACGGACGTAGACCGGCTGTTTTCGCAACTGACCCACAACTACGGGGTGGCAGGTCCGGTCTTTATCAAGTACGTGGTGGCCAATCAAGAACTCGTCACCACGGCGCTGCGGGACATGCAGAACAAGATCGACGCGGCCCTGAACCTGGAACAGAACGACCGGTTCTACTCATGCGTTCTGGCTTGCGCGTTTGTCGGCGCGCTCATCGCCCGCAAACTGGGCCTGCTCGACATCGAGATCAACCGCATCTACAACTACGCGCTGGACTTGGTGGCACAGAACCGAGCCCTTCAGAACAGCAGCGTGGGCGGTCCCGCTGTGGTGGCACAGGAAACCTTGTCGGCATTCATTAACGAGAACGTGACCAACGCGCTCGTCATCAACAGCCCGGTCAAGGGTGCCATGCCAACGGCGCCGATCGTCGCTCCGCGCAACGCGCTGCGCATGCGCTACGAGCCTGACACTAAGGAGTTGTTCATCACCGTGGCCGACTTCCGCACGCACTTCACCAAGAAGCAGGTGGACGTGCGGGAGAGCATCAAGGTGCTGTCTACGCTGGGCGTGCTCAAGAACAACGGCACGGCTGTTGCCAAGCGGATCGGTGCAGGGGCCGTAGGCGGACTGTCGGGGTTGTGCGTGCGGTGCTACGTCATTGACGGCACAGCCATCGGCGTTGACGAACACTCATTCATAACCGCACCTGCCGATGCCAAGGACTCGCAAGCAGATCAAGCCGCATGAACTGCGCAGCGTGGTGTTGCATGGGGTGGAGTACGTGGTGCACTGGGAGCGCATGACGCTCGGGTCCTCGTTCTTCCTCCCCACCACCGCCACGGTTGCGCAGGTCAAATCCGCGATCAGGGCTGCCGTTAAGACATACGGCTACCAAGTGGAGTTGCGCACCCGCCGCGAGTATGACCGCTTCGGGGTGCGCGTTTGGAGGGTGCGTTAGATCCGCGTCTTACCGGCTGCCCGGTTGATCTCGGTCTTGGCTTCCCGCACCCAGCCCGCGAGTTCCACCTCGTACCTGCGGATTTCTTCCAACTCCTTGGTACGCTCCTCGACGCTCATATCCTTGGCGCCCTCCGGGCTGTTGAGGAATTTCCTGTAGGCCCGGGTGCGCTCCAGTTGCTGGATCGTGTCGTTCACCGTGTTGGTCAGAGACAGGATGTCGCCGTTCTTCTCAGCGTAGGCTTCTGCCGCAGCGAGATCGGTCCGTGCCAGTTCAGAGAGCGTTTGCTTGACCAGCCCGACTTTCTCGCGCATCTCGTAGAACTCGCCGATGCGGCGGGTGCCAACCGGGTCGTACAGATAGTTCGACAGCAGGGCCCACTTGTGCAGGGGGCGATCCGTGCGGTCAGGGTTGAGCATGCCGTCCGTGACCATGGTGACCATGGCAGCAGTCG